CCCGCCGTAAGCGGCTGCCCCGCAGATGCTTTCTTGACCTTCAGTGTCGAGAGAATCACGGCTTTTGCAAGTTTCCCGACGTGCTCCGTGAGCGTGACGGTCTGATCGGTGACAGCGTTCTTATGCTTCGCAGGGTCAAGGACATTCACGAAGACCACCGGTGCGACATTGTAGAGTGCAAACTGCGACTTCATGAACTCGCAGAGCGTATACTTCTGCCAATCGTCGGAATAGCCGAGGGCTGACACCGCCTCGTCATACTTATAGCAGAGAAGCGGCGTGTTTGGCTTTGCCGCATCTGCCGCCAGATGCACCGGCGCCGTTCCGAACACGACAGGAAGCCCCGCGCCGATCTGGGTCATCGGGACGAGAGATGTCGGCACCTCCTGCCCGTAGATACCGTGTTTATAGCCTGTTGCCATTACCCTTCACCTCCCATAATCTGCTGTGCAGCCATATAGCACGCCGTCCCCGGCGTGTTCACGTCCGCCCGCGCCTTCACGCTGTCCCCGACAGGGACAACCAGCTGCATAATGAGCGGATACTTCTCCTTGAGCGGCGCAAACACCGCATCCGTATCACCGAGATAGACACGATTCTGCACAAGCCCGAGGCTCGTCACACTCGGTCCCACATACATGACCTGCGTAGCACTCGCCCCTGCCGGCTCTTGTGCTTCCGAAGCCTTGACTTCAGTCTCATCGTTTTTCTTTGCCATCGTTACACCTCAATTTGTTGTGTTAAATACTGGTTGATGCTCGCCCCGGGGCGGCCGAGCGTATAGGACAGTTCCATATACGCCCACCACTCCGGCCATGGTTGGTCCTCTGGTATCAGCGTCTTTACGGGGAGTTGAAGCATATACATGCCGTCGATGACTGTCTGTTGCTCCACTGACTGCCGTACGATCTCCGCCATGTGGTAAAGATCGAGGTGCCCCTTCTCCATATCTGCGCTGTACGTCATCATGAGGAGTTGGAGCTTCACCACAGAGCCTTCATCCGTGTCCGTGATTTCCACAGGTCGAATGACGATGTACGGATCTTGCTTTTTCTTCTCCTCATTACTTGTGACCTTTGGCAAAAAACCGTCACGGACGATAAGACGGTTCGTCGCGATCTTCTCATCATTCGGGCAGTACTTAATATCGCCGAAATGCTGTTGCAGGAAGTCCGCCAACGCTCGAGCACATCCGATCGGTGTCATTCCATCACCTCCAATCTACGCATGACCTCGTGTTCAAAGCGCGTCTGAAAGACCTCCTGCATACGCTCTTGCACACCTTTACTGACGTTTGTCTCCCCCGCCATCTGCGGAACAGACGGACCAAACTCACGCTGAATCGGTAGACGGGATTCGGATGCTCTATGATAGAGCCCCGCCTTGCCCACAGCCATGAAAAAAGAGCGCGGCAAAATACCGCCGCCGCCCTTCTTTACTTGTGCATATGCGCCTCTGCGCGAAATCCGCACACGAAAGTTCGTGAGGTCAATCGGAGATCCACTGATCGTAACAGCGGCCTCGAGGCTGCTTTTTGCAGCGCGCTTGATGCACACCTGTCCTTTGATGTCGGATGCCCGAATTGTATAGTGCTCTCGAACCCCTTTTGACACGGCGGTTCGTCCTGCGATCACTGCGCGATTGAGTGCCGCCGCCGTCGCTTGTTCTACAGCATTCGGTACTTTCCCCAACGCTTTCACCGCTTTATCGATAACTCGCACGTCAACCTCTACGCTCATATCGCCCCCGCCTCCAGTGTCAATGTGAGGATGCCCATATCGTCCGTTACATCATCGATACGGTACATCTCGCCGTTGACCTCAATGACGTTGCCATGCACAACCGGCGGAATATCGGCTTTACGAATATGCAGAACCAATGCGCGCGCATCGATTCCCTCGAATGATGCGCTGCGCCCGGTACGCTGAACATATTCTTTCGTTGTCAGCCCCTCAAGGACGGCCTGCACCGCCATTCCATTGACTGTGTGCATCTCGGCGAACTCGTCCGAATTCAGAAACACGCCGAGGTCATCCGCAGCCTGCTCCCGAAAGGATTTCATGCCTTTTTGCCGCGCATCTTTTTCGCGGCGGCCGCAGGGTCCACAGAAGGAAGTTCGGCAGGTGCGAGATCTGTGTCCTCTGCTCCCGTATCCTCTCCGTCATTCTGCTCTGCCCCCATATCCTCTCCGCTCTGCTCCTCCACAGGCATGGTCATGTCAGGAAGAGAGACGACGCCCTCCATAAGGAGGTTTTTTGCGGTACCTTCAGGAAGATCAAGCTCCACGCCCGCAGCATGCAGGATGCTCCCGACAGTCACATAGCCGTTCGTTACAACAACCTTCATCGTCCGTCACCTCATTTCGCCTTGATGTATGCCCAGTCGTCGACAAACTCAGGAGCGAGCAGGAAACGGCTGTAGAGTGTGAGGCTCATCGTGTTCGCCGACTTTGATGCGGCATACTGCGGCACATAGAGACCGGAATAGGTCTCAAAGCCTGTTTCCGTCTCATTGATGAGCGTGACGGCCCCATGGAGCTGACGCCCGCGCCCTGGTACGCCGATGATAACATCATTCTCGCCGAGGAACGAGACGGTCTTGCCCGCATCGTTCGTGTATGTCTCCATGTAGCTGTAAACCTCGAGGTTCAGCGACTGGATGAGGCCGATGCGTGCAACCTGCGGACTCTCGATGCGCGGCTGAATGTTCATGAGCGAAAGATTCGTGTTCGACGGAACAGCAAGCCACTTCATGATCTCATTGTTGCCAAGCATGTAGTCCGCGATGTTCTTGCCGACGATTGCAACGGTCGGAACAACACCCGCATTCTCCTGAATGAGCGCCGATGCGTTCCGCAGGTCGCTGTAGATGCTCGCATTCGGCTGATCCCATGTGGTCGACGGCGTGATCTTCTGGCTCCAGTCAAAGGCAATCTTCGCAGTCTTGACCGTCGTTCCGTCGTCTGCATATCCGTTGATCGTGTATGCACCCGTCGTCAGAATCTCCGCCGCCATCTGATTCTTACGGTTCATGATCATCGCCTGCATGTCGGCAAGGTCGTTCGCCTGAATCTCCGTGGCACGCTGTGCGGGTGTCTTCGTCGAATAGACCGTCTCGCCAAAACCGCGTTGCTCAATATCCTCCGGACGTACCGTGCGGCGCGGCGCAACCATCGGCGGCTCGTAGATGTCCACCGTCGATCCCGTGCGCGCGACATTGATGCCGTGACCACCCTCCACCACAAACGGCGCGAGACGGCGCCCGCCCTTGCGGTACTCGACGGCAATCTTCGTCGTGACCGCCGCCGTTGGAATCTGCGGGAAGAACGTATCGACCAGCAGTGTTGCCGGCGGCTTGATGCGCTCCATCGCCTGCATGAGCGAAATCGTGTCTTTCAATCCAATAGCCATACTGTAACCTCCTTACTTCATGGACGTGAGGAAAATCCCCGCGTCGCGCAGTTCCTCTTCGTGTGCGGTCACCGTGTCGCCGGATGCCGCAATCAGCTTCTCGCGGTTGAAATATCCCGTGATGTACGCCGTTCCTGCGGTATCCGCACTGCTCGCGTTGATGTCCTCCGCCGCAACCGCAACGGCCTTTCCGCCCTTTGCGGCGATGGTGTACTTGCCGCCCGTCACGCCGAGCAGTGTTCCGCGCTTGACGTTCTGCCCCGATGCGAGCGTTACGTTGCGCGTGAGGACTTCGACCTCTGCACCGCCGAAAAGCCCGTCATAGGCGACACCCGCCATCGTCTCTTTGATTGCCATATTCTTTACCCCCTGTTCTTGTTCGCGATCGCAACAACTTCATCGATGTCGGCCTGTGTCTGCTCCGCCTTGTCTTTCGGCTGCGGCGACGGTGCGACGGCAGATGCGCCCGAGTTCAGATGATCTTCGATCAGCTTGCGAATCTCATCTGCGACATTGCGCGTCTCTACCGCGTCCTTGACCGCTTCAACATATGGCTGGATCTGCTCCGCCGTGCTGCCGTTCTCCTTCGCCAGATTGACAATCTTCGTCACCGCCGCATTTGTGCGGTCATCGAGCGCGTCCAGTGCAAGGAGTCGTGCGCGTTCCGCCTGTACCGCCTCCTCTGCCGATCCGGGCTGCGCAGCTTCTGCGTTGACCTGTTCCTTTGCTCCAGTTACGCCGAGCAGGTCTTTAATCTTGTTCAGCAGATCATTTCCTCCTGTGTTTTCTCCCATAGGTATCACACTGTCCTTTCTGTTCAAAAGTTCTTTCACCTTATCCGCGTGCCTGAATTTCCCCAGGTCGCAGGATACGGAATTGACGATCAAAAGACCGTCTTTGACGCAGTTCTTCACTGTGCTCTGTTCGTCGATCTGGTCAACGAATCCATAGGCAAGTGCCTCCTGCGCCGTCATCCACGTCTCATCATCCATCATGGCGGTGAGCTCCTCTGCTGTCAGATGTTCGCCCGTGCGCTTTTGATAGACGTTTACGATTGTCTCGCGAACGGTGTCCAGCACATCCGCCGCCGTGCGCATCTCTGCCGCATCCCCCACCGTAACGGTTGCGGGGTTGTGGATCATATAGAGCGCGTTCGTCGGCATAATAACCGTATCTCCCGCACAGGCGACAATCGTCGCTGCACTCGCGGCAAGCCCGTCAATCCGCACCGTGACACGCCCGCCATACGTACGCAGCTGATTATAGATGCTCTGCGCCGCGAATACGTCGCCGCCGGGACTGTTGATACGCACCATGAGCGACTTCCCTCCGAGAGCATGAAGCTCCTCTGCGAAAAGACGCGGTGTCACATCATCACTGCTCCACGACCTATCCGAGATCGCGCCATAGAGCAAAAGCTCCGCATCCGCGCCTGCATCGTGCTTGATCTCCCAAAATCTTCCCATCGTATCACCTCCTTTCATGGGAAATGTGCACCAAAAAACCCGCCCATTATTGAGCGGGTTCATGATGAGGTTGTTTCCTACTGCTGATTACGCTTGCGGCGGGCGCGTTCCATGCGCTTTCCCATGATAACGCCGTAGTTATACGCTTTCGTAATCTCCCACGACCGATCGTCACTGTGCGAGTCAACGATAGAGCGAAGTCCTGTATACGCATCGCCTTTTGGTACAGGCTGCGTCAAAACAATCTCCATAACTGTCATCTTACGCCGCCTCCCGTCCGAAAATCTTCTCAAACACAGGGATGACACTCTCGTAGTACCGCCACGTCTCTACTTCTTTGACGCTGTGCTCGGACTTGCTGTAAAAGAGCTTGCCGTATGCATCAGTCTTGAGGTTGTGCTTGTTCGCCAGCTTGCCAATCTTGTTTGCGGAAACGCCGAACATTGCGCCGATTTCCGTTGCGGAGTAGGTCTTGCGCTCGGCTTCCTGCAGTGGCAGGACAGGAACACCGCCGTTGAGTGCCTCTGCGGACTTCGCCTGCAGGATGTAGCGGTACTCGGGGATGTCGATCTGCGCGGCGATCTTGAGATACTGGTTTGATTCACGCACACGCGCGTTCAGCATACGGGCTTTGAGCTCCTGCTCCTTGAACTCGCTGCGTTCTTTCGGGATGGTGTTGTACGAGCCGGTCTTGCGGATGGCGGGGACAACCTCGTGTGTAATCCAACGCTTAAACCTCTTTGCCTCATCTTTGCGGCTTCCAAGGATAAGATTATACAGCCCATATTCGTTGACCATGTTTACCTCACCCTGACGCCCTAAGTTGAACTTAGACCGTTCATCCTCGTCAAGGCGATTGACCGAAACGGTAGGATTGGAAAGACCTAGGCTTTCGCATACATCGCTCGCAACAAACCACGGCTCATCCTTCACAACAATCGTCCGAACTTTGCCGAACTCAGCGTTCTCGAAAATCTGTACTTCGTTTGCCATTATGCAATTCTCCTTTGCAATCACACAGAGATTTGATATAATGGATTTACCAAATCTCTATGATTTGTGTGAGGGTTTCGCTTAATTCCTTTGGTCGGGAGTAGGAGCGGAACCCTACTTCTTTTGTAGGTACTCTGAACATATCAAGCGAACCAAGGCTGCAAGGGAAATGTTTTTCTCGCTTGCCGCTTTTTTTAGCTCTTCGTAAAGAGCTTCTGGGAGCTTAATGTTCAAGGCACGATCATTCAATTTGTTCACCTCCTAACAACTACAAAAATACTACAAGTCTTATAGTAAGTCAAGAGGTTTTTGAAAAATTTCCGTCTAAGCATCAGAAACTACATATCAAAACCGCCTCGCACAAACGAAGCGGTTTTAATTTTTCTCCCATCCTTGCAGGAATTCAGTGCAGTCAGTAGAATTTTTCTATCTAGAGGAGGAATGTACGATGTATGAAAAAATCAAGCGGTTTATGACAGCGCGGCTTATGTGGCTCTCATTGGTCATTTTTCCACCGTTAGGACTTGTTCTTCTGTTTTTCAATCGCGACAGACATACACGGTGGAAAATCATCGCTGCTGTTGGCGTTGTGTGGATGTTGTTCATTTGGTTGCCAGTAATAACTGCCGACAAAAAAGAACCGCCACCGTCTGCCCCCGCTGTCGAGCAACAGCAAGAAGTCGCTGCCGTAGAAAAGGACAAAGCCGCCATCAAAGAGGCGATAGAAGCCAAACTCGGCAACAAGGTGAAGAACATTTCTGTTTCGGAGTTCCACGACCAAACCTACGTAGTAGACTTTGATATGGATATGCCAAGTGAGGACATAGAGGCCGCAAAAGCCGCCTCTGTTGCTGCCATAAAAGACATTTCGCCTAACATATCGCAGTCTGTAGAGCAATATCGCGCAATGCTCCTATGCAACGGTGCCGGGCTTGCTGTGGTCACCTACAACACGGAGAAGTCAGGGAATGAAGGATATTCCATCCTGAGAAACGGGAAGTCAGAGGAGTTCGACCCGAATGCCACCACTCCTCCACCCGCAGCAAGCGCCCCCGCGCCACAGGCGCAGTCATCGTCACGGCAAGCACCGGCAGCACATGTCAACAATAGCGGTCCCGGTCCGAACGGCGAGACAATCAAGGGAAACATCAACAGCAAGGGCGAACGAATCTATCACGTCCCGGGCGGTGCGTCCTACAACAAGACTATTCCGGAAGCATGGTTTTTCACCGAGGACGAAGCACGTGCAGCCGGATATCGCAGAGCGAAAAGATAATATCACGGCATAGAAAAAGCACTCGTGCTAATGCAGGAGTGCTTTTTCTCATACATTTTGAGAACTTATAGATTTCTTCGTGCGCAGTACATTTGTTATATAATATGGGTTTCATTTAGTGTAGCTGTTAAAAGCATACTTCATCTAGCTCGAGATGTCAAGCATCCTCCTCCAACAGTCCAAGTTTCTTCTGCAGCGATCGCTCATAGGCGATCTGTTCCAGATTCTCCTCATAGTCTGAGCCTGTCATCTCTGCCGCCTCGCGTTCGAGCGTGCTAAGTCCGTACTCTGTGCGCAGGTGTGAGCCGTTCACGTCCTTCACAGGGTCAAGGATGCTCATTGTGGGACCGAACCATTCTGCATTGCACCATGCGGCACGCGTGAGCGGATCGTCGAAAAAGCCCGGTGCGTCAATGCGCCCAAGGGCGACCGCCTCCGCAAGCCATACCTCATAGACGGGCTGACAGAAATCGCGCGCGAACCACACGCGCCGCATCCGGTATTCGTCCCACGCCTGCAAGAGTGCTGCACGGCTCGCACTGTATGAACTCGTGAAACTCTTCATGAGGACCTCATATGGCTGCCCCAGCGCCGCGCCGATTTGCTTGACAAGCTCCTGCGTGAATACGCCGAAGGTGCTCTGTCCGTCGCCTGAGTTGACTGATTTCACGTCCACACCGGACGGCAGAGCATTGAGCGTGCCCGGTCCCAGTGCGTAATCATTGACATTCACAACAGGCTCGTTCGGATCTCCGTCATAGGCACTCCCGAGCATGCTGTTCAGTGTCCCTGATACGTTCGATGTCTGTGTGAAGAACAGGGCAAAGAAGGACTTCACAATTGCATTTGCAAGCTCTGCCGTTGTGAATCTACTCATTTGTTTGAGCGTTTCGAGTACAGGCGCAAGATACGGAACGCCTCGATATTGGTCCGCGCGCACATCATGGCAGATCTGCAGGATGTTCGGCAATCCTGTCCCTTCTCCGAATGCCTTGATTCTCACCCACTCTGTCGCGCCCTGCGTGTCAGTATAGTCATGCGGGACTTTGTTGGACACCCAGTATCCATCAATCGCCCCGTCAGCATCAATCTCCACACCGGAGATGATACGGTGCCCCGCCATCGGCGCATTCATCTCAACGCTCGTATAGTTTGCAAGCCCTGTATCAAGTGGATTGCTGACGCGGTTTGCCTCGAGCAGTTGGAGCCGTAAACTGTACGGTGCCATCTCCGCCGGGGGCTTGCGCCGAAAGAGCGTGAACGCGTCTCCGTCAATCAGGTAGGACAGGTAGGCGATGTGCTGCAGGTCGTAGAAGTTATTCCGGCGGTATATATCACAGTTCTTGGAGCTCGCCCACATCTGGAACTCGGCCATCACGCTGCGAATCCACTGCCGCGCATCGTCTGCACTCATGCCGATCTGTTTGAAGCGTGGGCGCGGGAAGAGCGTCAGTCCCGTCCCAACTGCGTGCGTTGCACTGGACTGTATTGCCGCCGCGCCGATCGGCGTATTGATTGCCGTATCCGCCGCACGGTTACGGAGCGGGTTGAGGTTCTGGTCGATGTCGGACTTACTTGAGAGTTTCCAAGGGTTCCACATTTTGAGGATATTGCTTGTCTGAGATGCGCCACCCTCGCTGTATCCGCTGTTCTGGACTTTTATTCGCTGTGCTCCTCTGATGCGGCGTTTTTTCTTTGCCATCGGTTCACCTCCCATCCACGAAAACGACGCGCTTGCTCATGCCGCGCATGTCCGGCGCACTGCCGTCAAGTGTCGCTCCGCCCGCAATGAGGCTGTCAATCGCGGCGCGTATCGTCGATAGATTCGCCCGTGTGAGGGTGCGGTTGCCGATGGTGTACGACTGCCCCGAGAGTACTGCACGCTCCGCCTCGAGATATTGCGCAAGGCGCTCGTTCTGTATTTTATTTGCCATCCGTATCACCTCACCATATATTCGTCTGCCGTGCTGTCTGCGCTGTTTTCTTTGCCGCTGTGTTTTTCTTTTTCTGCGTTTGCGGCGCTTCCTCTCCCCGCATCGCTGCCTTTATGCGCGCCCAGTCTGGGGTACACGAAAGCATACAGGCGAGATTATAGACACGCAGATCAAGCGGCTCATTTCGTACACCCGGCGTCGTCTCCCATATCGTGCGTAGGGCACCGTTCCGGCGCACCTGTTTTTTGTGCTCCGATATGAGGCCGCGAAAATAGAGTTGATCGTAGCCGCGATAAGGCAGGGGATTGTCCCCGTCGAGCGGGAAATGGAAATAGGATGCCCCCGGCGCATTGATGGATAGGCGGTTCATGACCTGCTGCTTTCCGTCGTCAACGCCAAGCAAGACAAGCGGTACGCTTGCGCCCTGCGCTCTGCCGATTTTATAGACGAGCGGGATGCCGGGGCCGCCCTTCCCCTTGATCGGGATACGTTGCTTGTGATAGTTCCGCTGACAGTAGGCATACACATTCCCGGTATAGTGTCCGCCCGAGTCGATGAAGCTACGCACGATGTTGAGACCTAAGCCGTTGCGGAAGAAGTATGTGCGATCGAGCACCGCATCGAGCATCTCCCACGTCCGCCATTGGTCCGGTGTCCCCGGAATGGATCCGTAGAGAATCCCCCAACTCTCCTCTGCCTCGCCCCATCCGCATACCTCATACTCGAGGCGGTTGTCCTGCACGTCGACTGCCGCCGTCAGCATCAGCACGCCGCTCGGCAACTCCGCTCCATATTGTTCGCGCCGCTGAAGGAATATCGTGCCGTCGTCAAATGCGCCGCGCTCTTCGTACGGCTCGCCGAAACGCGTGTTCATGATGACCTGCTCGCGTGTAGGGTCTCCGAGTGCCTCATGCCACTCACGCATAATCTCGCTCCATGTCATCCACGGGGAGGAAAATGCGTTGACAAAGAAGGAGCGGATGCCGTTCTTGACGGCAACGGGATTCTGTGCGACATATTTCTGCGGTGCCGCCTTCATCGTCTTTTCGTCAAAAGAGAATCCGCAGTCAGGGCAGCGCCACTGCACATCCTCGATGACAACGGTCTTGCGCCCCTGTGCGTCCTTATGCTCGCTGTACTTTGCGTGCACGTTTTGATAGCGGATCGTGTGATACTCGCCACAGTTCGGGCACTGATACTGCCACTCTTCCTGTGTCCCCGCCTGGTACTCCGCCGCAATGCGGCTGCTTCCGACGATTGTCGGCGTAGAGAACATCCCCATCACGCGATTCCAAAACGTCGTCATGCGCTTTGATGCCAGATCGACAGGGTCGCCCTCGCCGCCAGCAGACGCGGGGAAGCGATCGACCTCATCGGCGAGGAGAATGCGAATGGGGCGCGATGCGAGCCCCGCCGGGCTGTTTGCCCCGCACATGATAAGACGGCCTCCCGGGAATATCTTCGAGAGGATCGTGTTGTTCCCGTCGCGTGTCTTTGACGTGTTCTGCTGCGCTCCGTCCTTCACGTCATAAAAAATACGCGACAGCACTTTTGTGTCGCGTATCATCGGAGAGATACGGGTTTTAGAATAGTCCTGCGCCATCTCGATGGTCGGCTGGATCATCATAATTGCACACGGATCAAGGTGCGCGAATCGGCCGATCACGTTATTCATGACATCGGATTTGCCTACTTGACTGGAACTCATCACCACGACACGGCGGATGCCCGGCTGCGTGAACGCGTTCATGATCTCCTCCTGGTACGACGCACGGCTCGTTTTCCACCGTCCCGGTTCTGCCGAGGTACTCGATAGGATACGGTATTCATCTGCCCATGTGCTGACCGTCGTTTTCGGCAGCGGTGTCAGTCCTTTTCGTGACACGATGCGCCACAGTTCAAGTGCTGTTTTCATCGGTCACCTCCGCCGCCTCATCCTGCATGAACAAGTTCGGCTCGTATTCACTGAGTTCGGACAGTTTTTCCTCAATCTCGACGGTGAGCGTCTGATAAATATCGTCTTTGCCCTGCCCCTCGATCAGCGGTGCGAGTTTCGATGGGAGCCCGAGAAGCTGCGCCCGCAGATTGGACAGCATCTCGATCATGACCATCTCTACGGTGCGCGCATCGTAGACACTCGCCTCGCTCTGTGCAAGACGGAGCTCACTGAGTTCACGCTTGACGCGTTCATGCTTCGCCTTCTCAGAAATATAGTCCGGATCATCGTCATCCTCTCCTCTGCGACTGCCGTTTTTTAGTGCATCATAGTTGCGGATGCTCTGCACAAGGAACACGCCGCCGCGCGCATCCTTGTCGTCACGGATGACAACCCCCTCCTGGATCAGCTGACTGACACGCCCGGAGGTCAGCCCGACAGCGCGTGCAAAATTCGCCTGCGAGACGGTGATCTTTTTCGGGTCTTCCGCCACCTTCATCGGGTTTTCCTCCTTTCATGCTAAACAGATATGATAACTTATAGGATTTTACTATTTGTTGTAGCTATTTCTTTCTCAAGTGCTCAAAGGCTTGCTTAGAGATAAAAAATTTCCGTATCTAGCCCGTTTTTGGGCATCGTAAGCGAGCGCAGAGCTTCCAATCTCCAGAAGGACCCGCTGCACTCCATGCAAAAAGGGCGCCGCTCCTGCAGCACCCTCGATTATCAGCTTATACTATATCACAGGTCATATGTGCAATTCTAGGCAAACTTTTCGGGCACCTTGAATTGTGCCAATGCTCTCCCATGCAGCCACGTCACAGTTCGGAACGCGTACCCCATCCCTACCGCAATGTATTCCCATGATTCGCCCTGCAAATAGCGGCGATGCAGCACTTCGCGATAGCGTCCGTCTGCGATCTCTCCAATTCGCTCCTTCGCCTCTTCGCGCATAGCAATCAGCTCATCCCATTTCGCATTGACCCGCTCAGCGTATTTCTCAAGCGCTGCAATTGCATCTGAGAGATCGCCGATGTGCGAGTTGCTGACCTTGTCCTTGTCGTACTCAATTGCCTTGAGATTTATCACATCATCTCTTGCACGCTGATAATCCATCTCTGCACTCCGTAGATCACTCTCTGCATCGCGGATACGTCTCAGATATTCTTTTGCTGTCATTCTGCTCCTCCCTCAAAGTCACGCAACCGGTACTTGTTCAATTCTGCCCACAGCTCCTTATTCTCCTCCCTGAGTGCATCAATCTCCTCAGGATCGCAATTCTGAGCCTCCTCCCTCTCCGTTACGCGCGCCATCATGCAGCGCATGCTCGCATTGATGATGTGGCTGTCACTCCGATCCCCTGCAAGCCACATCGAGAGATGCCGCAGTGCCCGTGCTGCGTGTTCTTCTGCAGGGATATCCCGCCACATTTCGCCCGGATGCTTCTCCGCGCCCGCCGTGAGACCCGTGGCAACCTCATTCAGCCACGGATAGTCGAGATATCGGTACTCGTTCGACTCCGCGCTCTGCGGATATTTCTGTTCTGCCATTTCTCTGCCTCCAATCATTCAACGCTATCCGGAATAACATCCGTAAAGCGCTCCTCCTCGAATCTTGACAGCCCAGCGATCAGACCGCCCGACGGTACCGCAGAAATGAGTTCCGTGTCCACCTCCATCCGCAAGGGAGCGTATTTACGCACGGGCGGGTAAAAACGCACGGGAGCCGTGCGCTGACGGAAGTAATCGACGAGATCGGAGAGGCGCCGCGTGTCGAACGCTGCGTAAAAGGTCTGCCCATCCTCAATGTTCGTTGACATACTCGAAAACCGATAACTCACGTTCATTTTGGCACTGCGCATATACGCAGTAAGCCCATCCATGCGCCACACCAGCAGCAAGGTCGCGATCTGCTTTTTCGGTGTACACGCGTTCACCGGCTTCATCGCTGCAAGAAATTCCGTAAACTCATTTGCACAGACGATCGTATACGGCTCACTGCCGATAATCGGCGGCAGCAGCTTATCATAATTCGGCATTGCAGCGTTCTCGCACATAAGGTTGCTCTGTAAATCAAAGGTTCCCTCTCTGCCGGAAGCATCCTCCACCCAAATACAGCTGTACCGATTTGACACATAGGCCCGCCCTGCATGGTAACGAATCACTGACAAGGCTTCGTCCTTGCTCAGGATCTTCTTGGCATTTTTCATGAAAATCAGCATTTCGTAGTCCTCCTTATCGCGCCTTGTAGCGCTCTATCCTTGCTTTGACCGCATCCAACATACTCTCCTGCCCTGCGGCCTTGCCTTCCAGTGCCCGCATTACATCCTCGTCGATCGTTCCCTTTGCGACAAGGTGATGCAGCATCACAGATTCAGTCTGTCCCGGACGATGCAGACGCTTATTCGTCTGCTGATATGCCTCAAGGCTCCATGTCAGTCCATACCAGATAGCAATATGCCCGCCGTGCTGGAGATTCAGCCCGTGCCCCGCGCTCTGCGGGTGCACCAAGAGAAGCGGTATGCGTCCGGCGTTCCAATCGCGAATATCACCCGCCGTTTTGAGCTCCCGCGCCTTTGGATAACGCTTTCGCAGCGCGTCAAGGTCATGTCGATAGCTGTAGATCACCATGACACTCTTTCCCTCGTTGCAGCTGACGATCTCATCCAGCGCCTCAAGCTTCGCCCCGTGGATCTGCACAACTTCTTTTTCTGCATCGTAGACAGATCCGTTGGCCATCTGCAACAGCTTGTTTGTCAGCGCGGCAGCAGATACGGCAGTAATATCCGTATCCCCGATGCTAAGGACAAGCTCCTTTTCCATCTCGCGGTATCGCTCCAACGCTTCATCCGGCAGCTGCACCTTGACAACGTTCTGCATCAGCGGAGGCAGGGTCAGATAATCCTCGCTCTTCATGCTGATGCAGATATCACCGATTTTGCGGAATATCTCTTTGTCGGCACCGGGACGCAGATCGTAGCTGTATACGACATAGCCGCTCCGCTGTCCTGGTCGGAAATATCGCTCGCGGTACTCCGTCAGTGTCCTGCCGAGCCGCTCGCCGCGATCGAGGAGATACAGCTGACTCCAAAGATCCATCAGACCATTAGGGGCGGGCGTCCCAGTGAGAAGCACAACGCGCTCGATCAGCGGCCGCACCTTTCGCAGCGCCTTGAATCTCTGCGACGCAGGATTTTTGAAACTGCTCGACTCGTCGATCACCACCATGTCGAATGGCCATTTGTCACGGTAATAGTCAACCAACCACTTGACCACATCGCGGTTGATGATGTAGATGTCTGCGTCTGCCCGCAGTGCCGCTTCGCGCGTCGCCATATCGCCGACAGCGATGGAGATACGCAGGTTCTGTGTATGCGCCCACGTCTCGCACTCGTCGCGCCACGTACTCAGTGCCACCCGCAGCGGAGCGATTACAAGCACCTTGCGCACGGCGAACCGGTCATATATCAGCTCATCGATCGCTGTCAGCGTCGACACCGTCTTGCCCATGCCCATATCCAGCAGAAGAGCAACGGCAGGTGTGTCGACGATCCGCCGGATCGCATACTCCTGATACGGACGCGGCACGAAAGCCCTACGCATCGATGAAAAACTCACAGAACGTGCGGATATCGGCATCCGAGCGAATCACGCAGACCGGGAATCCCTTCGCGCGAATCTCTCTGTGCGCCGCTTCCTGTGCCTTCCGTAGTTTCCCGCCCGGGCGTTTGATCTCTGCAAAGACTGCGCGCCCCCCTGGCAGAAGAACGATGCGATCAGGCACGCCGACGCGTCCCGGTGAGACGAATTTCATCGCGAGCCCTCCGGTCTCCTTGACCGCCTTCACAAAATTCCGTTCGACTTGCTTTTCCGTTATTGTTTTGTCGGGCCGGAACAGCCCTAAAAAAATATTTTTCATATTTCCTCCCTTACCCCTTGACAAATCCTTTGTAACCTGTTACGCGCGCACGCACATGCGCGTACACTTTTTCAGAAATAAGAAAATATGGGGGTATATGTCCTTAATTCTAAACATCTCTATACAAATAAAGTTACAAAGTTACATATACTCTATCTCCTTGATTTTCTAAGGCTTAGACCGTAACTTTAGAAAGTTACACAAAGTTACAAAGTTACGTTTTCTAGAGAACAGGTTTTCTTTTTGTAACTTTCTACCCTCAATGTAACTTTCTCAAAGTTACAAAAAACCTCGTTATTTTTTCCGAGTGAACCCTTTTTGCACTCCATAATGTGAGAATCGGATGCCTCCACTCGGTTGATCCCAGCCCTTCATCTTACGCAAAACATCATTGATTTCTATTGATTGCGTTCGAGTTAGCTTTTTGGGATCTCCGTTCAGGAGCTCGACCCAGACCTCCATCGCACAGACACGGTCACGCGGCACCGTCCCTTCGGGCATATCCAGCCCATCGCCATGGATGTAGTCACGCCGCTCTCCGAGGCCCAGCTTTGCCCAGCCCTCCGGCAGCGGGCGATCCACGAAGTCATAGATCAATCCTGCCAAGGGGCTCTCGTCCGTATGTGCTTCTTGCAGCTCCTTCGCAATCGCTTCCATAGCGGGGCTCAGATGCAGGGGCTCACCGCCCTTGAAGGCGTCGACGGCCTCCGCCCATATTTGCCCTACAACGTCCTCCGTAAGATGCTCAAAATGGGACATCTTCTGCCGCTCCTTGTCCACACGCATCGGCCACCAGCGGCGGCCGCCCGTCTGATCGCGGATAAAGTCCGCGATATTGGTTGTCGCAATGAAGATGCACTGACGCGGATACCGCTCTGTACGGCGTCCGTAGGCGGCTCTGAAGGAGTCCTCCTGCTTGGAGATGAATTGCTTGACCAGCTCAAAATCTGCCTTACGGATCGCCGCGAGTTCGCCGAGCTCGATCAGCCAGAAGCCCTGTATGTGCTCCATTGCATCTTTGCCTTGGACGGTCACAAGGCTCTCGGAGTGCCAGCCATGCGCGAGCTTGCGTACAAGGGAGGACTTGCCCTGCCCTTGCTTGCCGATCAGCGTTAGAACGGTGTCGAACTTGATCCCAGGCTCAAGCACTCGACCGACGGCAGCTGCGAGCGTCTTGCGTGTAACCGTGCGGTTGAACTCCGTATCCTCCGCCCCGAGGTAGTCGATAAAGACCGTGTCCAGACGCGGGATGCCGTCCCACGTCAGCCCCAGCAGGTAATCCTTGAGTGGATTGAAGGCACGGCGTGTCGTGACCTCGCTGAGTGCATCTTCGATCGTACTTTTGCCGCGAATGCCGTAAATTTCCTCGAGGTAGTTCCGCAGGGACGAGTCGTCGCTGTCCATCCACGCCGTTGACCGCTCGCGCGGCCGCCACGGCAGATCGCGCAGCACGACAATACGGTGCGCGAAGTCGTCGATCGCAGCGGTGCCTTTCAGCCCCGGGTCGTGCTCTAAGATCAGCTTGACATTTTTCGCGGTGCTTTCGTAACCGCCCATAACGGTCACGTCCATCTCTTTGAGCCAGCTGTTATCTGTCTCCTCGTCCCCCTCCACGGGCTCGAAGTCCTGCCGCACCTCCGCAAGGCGCTCCTCGCCGATCGTCACCCTAACGCGATCATCGGATGCCGCGAGCTCCTGCATCGCCTTGTAGCTTGGCAGGCGTCCCGGCGGGGTCTTCGGCGATGCGTCCTCGTCGCGGGCGCGGAACTTATGGATGCGGACAAGGTCAAACGCGTTGACCAGCTGTCCGCAGCAGGGGTCTGTGCTGTGATGGCTGAAAAGGAACTTGCCGTCATCGTAGACCACGGCTCCCGCCGCAGACGTTCCCGCCGTGTAGGTGTATCGGTCATCCGCGGCGCACTGCTCATACACCCCCGGCAGGAACGTGTCCATCGCCTCGGTGATGCTGTACGTACGGCAGAACGCTCCGACAATACCTTTCTTGGTCAGTGGATCTTCTTGCTTCTCGGCGGACCTGCGAATCTCGGCATGCACGCGTGAGCTCTCCGGCCACTGTGACTGATCGCGCCAATCCTCGTAACGGGCAAGCACTTCATCAGCGTTGAGAAACGCGTCATCGTTGTACGCGAAGACGTAATCTCCGTCAATCGGCGTAGAGGGATAGAACATCAGCCGATGCGGCTGATAGGTCGTATCATCGAACTGCTCGATGTCAATGTCCGCCGCGACACGTCGTGCGATCGCTTGATACTCATCCGGCGATACCGGGCGGCTGAGCGGCAGCACAAGGCGCAGGCGGGGCTTTTCGAGCGTGTGCTTATGCGTGCTGTAGATCACGGCCGCAGGGTTCTCGAGGGTAAACATTACGAGATCCCAGAAGTCCGGCTGCGCAAAGTCCGCGTCGAGCGTCAGGAGCTGTCGGCTCGCAACAGATTCTGCCGTGCGGCGTCCGCCCTTCAGCACCCCGCCGACGAAGCCACCCACATCCTTGATGCGGCTCTGCTCGGTCTTGGGGAGCTTCTTGTATTCGGCGATAGTCTCGTTCGTCCGCTGCGTCTCGCTGAGACGGCAGACGAAGTCCGACCACGCCATTTCTTGGTTCTTCCATTTTTTGTCCATCCGGGAGCGCCCTACGGCAATCGTAAGGCGCGCGTCGTGCGAAAACGCCGGGATGGTATCTGTCTTATTACTCATGAGGATCCACCCATGCTGATCCCTCCTATGCAGTCATTGCGGCTGCTGTCTCTGTGGTCTTCTGTGACAGTGCGTCTATATCTCCGCACTGGTCATATATAAGGCCCACCTGATTCGCCCACGCGATGATCTCGGCATTGACCCCCGGATTTTTGTAGACAGGCCGGTTGCAGTCGAGTTTGGCCTGCTTAATTGCGCCGTCCATGACCTCGATACACGCGACCAGCTTGCCCCGGTCATCCGACATAAGGACGATGTGCGTCTCACCCTTACGTACCTTTTGGGCGTAAGAGCCGACGCAGTTGTGCAGGGTCTTTCCGGCGTCGTAGAGCACGCGGGAGCACTCCGGCAAGAAAAATTGTATGCGGTCCTGTTGCATCGCGAGCCTGCGACGGATCGGCGCGGTCTTATTGTCAAAGGCGTAGTCCGGATGCCTCTCCTTGTTGCGGAGCGCGACAAGGGTATCGTGCAGATCGCGAATCTTCGGCGGATGCTGCCGGAGCTCTGTATAGGATGCCTCACCTAAGAGGTCAAGTATTTGCAGCGAGTCCCGCACGCCGTACTCGGAAGACCGGCGCAGGAAGCGCAGGATCTCTGCGTCCGTGTAAAAATCTTTGAGTCGCATCAAAGTGTCGTCGAGCGGGTATCCGCGCTGCACGCTGTTATCGTGATCACCGAACAGCGGAAACGCCTGCATCGCAAGATCGGAACGCCCAAAGAGTTGATGCAGGAACACTAGTCTGCGCAGGCAGAACGTTTCCTCTGTGAGTGCCCGGCGTACGGAACGCGTATCCGGAAGATTGGCGGCGGTGATCAGCCCCGTAACCGTATCTTTTGCTCTGCGGACGATATTGACGTCGAAATCCGCAGGGAAACGGTTGAGCCACGGGACACCCGGCACGGACCCGGTATTGAGTTTTCTCATGGATGCCGGAAGGTTTGCCGCATCCTTGAACACCATCCGATAAGCGACATTACCGATTGGAAGGAGCAGCCAGCCGGCAGAAGTACCAGCCGGGCAAAAGAACGAGGACACCTTGTGCCCTACGCGTTTTTCGAGTTTTTCGCGGACCGTCTCTCGGAGCGTCCGCAGGAGCTCCAGCACCTCGGATTTGTCGCTTGCAATGCTGGGATGTGTATAGAGATAGCGGAGCACTGATTCTTGTCCGAGTTCAACCAGCTTCCCAGGGTCGCAGAGTTCACTTTCCCGTCGTGTTTTCCCAATCTCCTGTCTCCATGTCGTTCTGCGACGCTGCGTATCGAAACGGAACTCCTCTTTGTACGAGACCTCTCTCCAATACTCACGCCAGCCTCGCGGAGCCAGAGACAGTCCTTTTCCGGACACAACCAGCTTGACAAAATCCTTGTACTCGTAGAGATGAAGACACATTGTGGCCGGGACAATCTTGTCATGGCGCGCCCAGACATTGTCATCGTTGCTGATCCCGTAGCATATGAGAGACCTGCAGTGCGGGCAGTTGATAAATACAGGCATGCACATACCCTTGCGCGGGGTCAGGATCCGAAAGTCATGTTTGCAGCGCGAACAACGGAAAATTAGCTCATCGGGGGTGTAATCCTCGGAGGTCGCGGAGTATGACGCGAACATCTCGGGGATTATAACTTGTGCAATCTGCATAAGTACCTCCCGTCAGTCAAGGAAGCTGAGGTCGTCGCCTTCAGCTTCGGAAGTCTCCGGCACGGGCACATCTGCAGGCGGAGTCTCTGCCACTGGCTCGACCTTCTTTGCCCGAGATTTCCGCTTTGCGGGTTTCTTCTCCTCTGCCGCCGGCTCTGCCTTCTTTTCCTCCTTCGGAGGTGTCAGCGCTGTCTCAAGTGCGATCGCAGCGTTGCACGCGCGCCGCATATCAGCGACGTATGTGCGCAGGTGGTCCACATCCTCGGCGGATGCCGTACCTGTCTGCCCCTCTGCATCCGACCGTGCGATCAGCTCGTCGAGTTCCTTCAGCACACCGAGCTGCCGGTCCATCTGTGATTTAATCATTTGTAAGTCCTCCTAGTCTTTCTTGTAGTAGTCAGTGATATAGCCGTCGGCGGTCAGAATCAGCCCCGGCGCCCAGTCAATCGGCTGCCCCATAATCCGGCACACATTGTCCAGATCGCATGCATCGGCGGGGCACTCGATCACGACCTCATCGTGGATGTGCATAACAATTTGATACCCTTCCGCCTCGAGGCGTGTCATGGCAGCGGCGAGACAGTCCCGCGCGATTGCCTGGACGATGTTCTCGACGAGTTTGCCGCCGTAGGTGCGCAGACGCGTCCACTTGCCCGATGTCTGCTCTGCCCCTTCATAGGTCAACCCTTCGCGGTTAAATTCGGGCTCTACCTCAACTTTAGGCCGCACATAGGCAAGCTTGCGCCCCGAGAGAAGTCGGAGAAACAGGATACCTTTACGGTACGAAAATACGATACCATGATGCAGGGTCACCGCTCGACTCTCACGGACTGCCTCGAGGGCAGCTGCATCGACGTCATACCAAAGCTGTTTGATGCGCGGACTTGCCCTGCGCCAGCTGTCAACGATCTCCCGCAGCTCTTCGTCGCTGAGGCCCATCTTATCTGCCCCCATATTTTTGAGCGCCGGGATGCTGCCTTGATACCCAAGCGCGAGCTCTGCGATCTTGCCTTTCTGCCGCAGATGCCCATTGATGCCGTGCTTTTCGACGGGTACGCCGAACATCTTGGATGCTGAGGCGCAGTAGATATCCCCGCCCTCGGCAAAAACTTTCATGCGCCATTTTTCGCCCGCGAGCCAGGCAATCACACGCGCCTCGATCGCTGAGAAGTCAGCGACTATAAAGCGGTACCCATCGCGCGGTACAAATGCGGTACGAATGAGCTGTGAGAGCACATCGAGCGGATGCGCGTAGATCATCTCGATGGCATATGTGTTTCCACTGCGTAAGAGCTCCCGCGCATCGTCAAGCTCTGTCATAGAGTTGCGCGGCAGGTTCTGCACCTGCACGAGCCGCCCCGCCCAGCGCCCCGTCCGATTCGCGCCGTAGAACTGGAGCAGTCCGTGCGCGCGGCCGTCGCCGCAACAGGCGCGCTGCATCGCCTCGTACTTTTTGACGGAGGTCTTGGACATGAGCTGTTTGAGTCGCAGCATCTCCTTGACTGCGGGCTTCTGCACCTGCGTCATGAGCTCCGGCAGATTATCCTTCGTGATCGATGCTGGGAAAAAGCCCTCCTGCTGCTCGATCCAGCGTTTGAGTTGTTCGCCGCTCGCGGGATTCGGCAGGCCTGTAAGTGCTTTGGCGTGCGCGATGACACGCCCCTTGAAATCTGCGTCAAAGTCAATCGCCTCAGACACAAGCTGCGCATCGATGCCAACGCCGCGATCGTTGATGCGCTGATCGAGCTCCCACAGCTTCTGCTCCCCGACCCGCATCGGGAAGTTGGAGAGTCGTCTGCGGATCTCCCGCTCGGCTACAACGTCGCGCACGCAGTAATCCCGAAACGTCGCCCATTTCTCCGGCGCGTGTTCCGGCAGATTCCTTTCGCGGCCGCCGTTGACTTTCGTGGGCTTGCAAGGCCTGCAAAAATACGTGATCAGCTGTTTGCCGACGCTCATTTTTGCCTTGTCGTCTGCAAGGCGCAGTGCCTTTGATGCCATGTCAAGGCTTCCGGGGAGTCCTAACGTCAGCGCGTGTACCATCGTGCATGACCAACCTTCGGGGGCCAAAAACTCGAACGGTGCGGTTGGAGCCATCCGATGAAGGAAATGACTGAGCACCGTGCGTTCGAACTGCGCGTTATAGGCGCATTTCATGACCTCGTTATCCGTGAGTGCTGCGAGAACGTCCGCAGGGAGCTCTTCGCCCGCTGTAAAGTCCACGATCTGCACGGGTGTATCGCCCCACGCATACGCGAAGAGCAACACCTCGCAGTTCTCTGCGTATTTGTACCCCCCGACCTTCTTGATGTCGAGGTCGCTGTAAGTCTCTATGTCAATGGATAGTATCATCTGAATACCTCTAAGAGCCCGTACGGATATTCCGCACGGGCTCCGCTCTATCGATCAGCTGAGGAAATCGTCGTCATCATCCCCGCCGAGATCCTCGAAGTCCTCGTCGGCAGAGCGTTCGCCCGTCAGGTGATCGCCGTCGCGCACCTTCTGGATGTTGCCGAGGCCGCAGCCGATGCCGACGTTGCCCTGCGTATTGAACGCGAAGAACGTGACGCTGACGTTGGCGTAGCACCCAGAGTACACCTCCGAGCGATCCATGACCGGCTCGACGCGCCGATCAACGATCTTGGGCGGATGATCCGCGCTTGCGTTCGCGTTGAGAAAATAGCATCCTGTGTACGCATCATCGTCCGGGCGATCCTCATCGCCATCACGCAGCGGGAGCTTGAGGTTCTTCGGGACGACGCCGTTCTTGTTGGCGAGCTTCGCTTTGCCCTCAGTCTTTGCCTCTTCGATCGCCTTGTTGATTGCCTTGATGGTCTTGGTATCGTCCTTGCTGATGAGGAGCGACGCACTGTAACGCATCTTGCCGCTTGTGTCGCCCTGCATCTGTTTCGGTTCCCAGATATTCGCATACGAGAGACGGACATTCTTGATAACGATTCTGCTCATTCTTCTTCCTCCATAACTTCAAATTCTGACTGCACCGGATCATATTCCGGCCTCTCATCATCCTCCGGCACAAGCGTTGGCTTACCCGGCGGCTTCTCGACGACGCCCCCGAGGAGCGCGCCGAACTTCTTCTTTGTGATGGTTTTCTCGAGGTCAGTGATGGTCTGCAACTCCAAGGGCTTGTAGATCACATCGTCAGTGTAGCCCGCCCCGCGCAGGAGTTTGACGGCCTCCGCCGCATCGGTGATCCTGCGGTTGCTGCGTCCCTCGACGACCTTAAAGCCCGGCCACTTATGCCCCTTGAGTGCTTCTGCAAGGGCAAAGGTCTTGATCTTATCGGCGTACCGTATGAGCCCGTCGACGCGCGAGAGCACGAATGACACCTCGTCATCCGTGAGAAGGTCGGCGTCCCGGAACTCGAGTTTTGCGATCTCGAGGTTGTAGTCCGCGAGAGCCTTGCACTGTGCGGCTGCACGGCAGAACCTACAATGCTCGCCCGCCTTGAAATCGCCTTTGCCCGCATAGGCGAGCTCTGCGATCGGCTTGATGCTCTCACCCCACGCAAGGAGCTCGTCAACGGACATAAGCTGCGTTGAGAGTCCGCCGTTGCGCGGCTGAAAGATGGACATGCGGACGTGGTCAAAATCGTAGATGTAGCCGTACTGCTCGATCGCGCCGAGCGCGTAAAGCTGCATCTGTGTGTTGCCCTCGGCAGAGACGGGGACGCCCTTGCCATACTTGAGATCAACGATCTCAAGGACGCCGTCGCCGATGATGACCATATCCCCTGTTCCGAATCCGTTTTTGACCCAGCGACTGAAGTCCAACCGCTCTTCGACAAGGGCGACGCCCTGTGCCTCGTTGATCTTCTCGATGCAGAGATCAACGTACTCACTGACGTACTCACCCATCTCGGGGGAGTAGAGCGCGTCATGTCGGATGCTGTCAATACGGAGTGCCAGGCCATTCTCGGATATCTCACCGAGCCAGTGTCGGATCCGCGCCTCTGCGAGTGCGTGGGCGAGCGTCCCTTCCTGCGCAGCTTCGCCCGCCTTGTCCGGGAACTTCCGTTCAAGGCGGGCAGACGGTGGGCAAGACAGCCACCGTTTACTCCCCGATGCACTCAGAACTGCATGTGCCATCAGAGCGCCCGCGCCTCTTTAAGGAAGTCCTCGAGCGCGACGTCCGAGATTTCGCTGAGTTTCTCAACGCCACAGTCTGCGAGGAGCGCCTTGAGTGCCTTGGACTTGCCGCTGCGTGCGATCGCGGCGCACTCCGCTTTCACTGTCTCACGGAGCTTCTTGTAGTCTGTCTCCACATCGTTGGGAGCGGGGGCAGCGGTGCTGTCCTCTGCCGCCTCTTCAAGCAGCGGTGTCTCTTCTTCTGCAGCGACTTCCTCCGCGCTATTCGTCTCAGGCTCGGGAGCCTGCGCAGGTACGGGCTTCGTCTTTGTTTTGGGCGCGGGTTTCGCGGGGATGGGCTCATCCTTGTAGACCTTGTCGGGCACGATGACCGTCTCCGAGGACTTCGTCTCGTGCGGTACATCGGGGAGGTCGATCTCCGTGCCAAGATCTGCGCTCGCTGAGATCTCGCTCTTGATTCCCGTGGAGGCGCTGAGTGCCTGCAGCGAGCAGACGAGATTCGCGATGGCGTTCTTCTGCGCCCCTGCAAGGTCGCGTTCGGTGAGGCTGATATTGATTGTCATGTTGTAAATCCTCCTTGAGTTGTGTTATACTGTGTCTGTAAGTCTTTCTTGTCGCCCGGAGCGGTTAGCGTCGCTCCGGGTTCTTTTTATGCCTGTTCACGGTTCAGTTGCTCCACTCACTCTTCATTCTGTCTCCCCTTTCACCCAATATGTCAGTCTCAACTTATCTCCGGGGTAGATCATCCCGTGCCGATCGAGCAGCCAAGGATTGTTTTCCTCGACGCCGCTCTTGTACTCGAGAATATACCGACGCGTGCCGGTATTCTTCCGCAGATATGTCTCCGAGATCCCCCAAAGGGTATCGCCCGGCTTGACAACGTAGACCTCCTCAACGAGTACGGCGTTCTTGCCGCCATCATGTGTTGCTGCCCCCGCACAGAGAATCGCTGCACCTGCGATGCAGCATCCCGCAATCACCTTCTTGACGCTCATGCGACCGCCTCCCTTCTCTTACGCGGACGCCCGCGCCCGCGCGTCTCACTCATCTGCTTTGCGTTCTCGACCATCGCTGCGGCTTTGGTCAGGTTGCGATGCGATACCGCTACATCGTCAAGCCACTGCAGGAGAGCCCGACGTGATACTTTGATCTTGTTCCCCACCCAGAAGGCAGGAAAGTCGCCCATGCCATGCCGCGCTGCGTGTGCAAGGGCGCGTATCTGTTCGACACCGATGCCCATGTATGCGGATGTCTCCTCAATCGTGAGTACCGCCTTCTCCCAGATCGGGATTAGGTCTCGTTCCATTTGGTCACCTCCTCTCGAGGTTGTTGCTCCTTCCCCACCGTGGTATAATCACCATGGAAAGGAGCTGTTCAACATGATAGAAAAACTAACATTCGGTGATCGTGAATGTCGGTTCAACTTGCCAGATATTTGCCCGTGGTGCGATAGAGGGATTTCCCCCAATAATGCTTACAAGCACATCAGCGGTCGAGGGAAGCGAAGTCGGCTTCATTGCCGCGTGCCCAGTATGCAAGCACTTATTCTTTTCACTTTATACAGTCTTTGAAGATTACCATGGGAATTTATCTTCTCAAATGCTTTCAAGCCCGCAGATTCAATTACCACAGTCACCTATCCCGCCTGAGATAAAGCAGCACTACCCGGACTTTTATCAAATCTACGAGCAAGCAGCTGTTGCTGAGATCGGCGGCTTGGACAAAATCTGTGGCATGGCGTACCGTAAAGCCCTTGAAATACTGGTAAAGCAGTACCTCATCCAGCAAACTCCTGATAACGAAGAAGTACTGTTGAACGAACCTCTCGGACGCTCCATCGCTCGAATCCCTTTTGAAAAGATACGAAACTTGGCGAAGGCGATATCATGGATTGGCAACGACCAGACCCACACCGTTCAAAAACACCCCGACTACAATATCCCTGAGATGAAGAAGTTCATGTTGGCGCTGTGTCATCTCATCGTCGCCGAATACGTCGCTGACGATGCCTCTGACTTCGTGTCATCCTGATCGTCTGCCGGAAGCTCACCGATATAGCGACCATCCAGCAAATAGAAACGCCACATCAGCCGACATGGATGCTCCTGCGTCCCCTCGCCCTGCACGAACGTAACGCGCAGGGCTTTTGTTATGCTCGCATTCTCAAGCCGATAGATTTTCTCGGATTCCATCCCCTCACCTCCTCTCTTGGTTGTTGTTCCCCC